TTGCGCTCGGCTTCCTGCGCCAGTCGGCGGGCGGCTGCTTCGGCGAGGGCTTTGCGTTGTTGCAGGGTCAGGCTCATGCAAACCTCTTCTTCTGCACGCCGTACCACTCAATCCGACCGTCGGCGTAATGCACGGCGATTTCCTTCCCTTCCGGCATCCACGCCCAGAAGTTGGTTGCCTCGGAGACGGGCTGGCCGTAGAACATCGGCTCTTGCGCTCCGTGGTCATTCCGAGGCATGTGCCAACGGTCGCCGCAGCATGCACAGTCGCGGCCGGCATCCACGCCGTCGAAGTAGATACCGATGCGCTCGGCGCGATAGACGGCGTGCGTAAGATCGTCCGCTTCGATGACAACGTGATACGTGATGCCCGTTGCTTCGTCGAAGTGGAAACTTCCGCCGGAGTTGTTCTGGTTGAATTCGTAGAACTTGCTCATTCGTTTTCCTCGCATTCCGTAAGCACCGGCACGAACTCGGCGCACCATCCACGCGCAGCCCATTGCCAGTTGTTGAATGCCTGCCGCACCGTTTCGCCATCCGGCACAGGCGCCGTGCGCTCGCAACGTCCTGCCTGCGGGCACTGACCGGCGAGGCCATCGGCGCAGCGGGTGATGTCGGTCGGCGTCATGCTTGCGCCTCCGCAATGGTGCTCATGCTTCGTCCCCGGTTGCCTGCTCGATGGCGGCTCGGCTCGCCGGTCTTGTCGATGGCGCGCAGTTCGCGCAGCATTGCGCGGGTCGTCAGGGTCGTGCTCATGTCGCAGCCTCGTCAATTTCGAGGTCGAAGTTCTCGGCCTCGAACGAATACCCGGCAGCGGCCGCTTCGCAGTTCTTCACCGCCTGCCGGTAGTAGCTCGGTTTCAGTTCGGCGCCGAGACCCTTGCGGCCGAGCATGATGGCCGAGTAAACCTCCGATCCGACGCCCATGAACGGCGTGAACACGACCTCGCCGGGATTGCTGAACAGCACGACGCAACGGTCGATCACGTCGAGCTGCAGCGGATGGACGTGCTTCTCGTCCTCGCTATCGCGTGCTTCTTTGTACGGCAGCACCCGATTCATGCGGATGTCGTCCCACATGCAGTCGGCGTACTGGCGCCAGATCCAATGTGAGAATCGGTTCTCGGTCTGTTTTCCGGTCCAGCCGCGATACTTGATCAATTCCGCCGGCGGCTTTCGTTCGCCGGCATAGTCCAGCATCCCGATCGGGTGCTGAACAGGAACCGGATTCTTTCCGCTGCGACGAAAGGTGAGCAGGAAGTCCGCCGCCGCGACGCCGCAGTCGATCGAGTCAGCGACGAGCGACGCGTGCGCGAGGTTCTTCTGCATGGTGCGCAACCGGACCGCAAGCGGCTCCTTCCATATCGCCCGCCGGCCGGTGTAATGCCATCCGTTGCGCTCGTGCAGCCGGATGATGTCGCCCGGGAAGTCGATGTAGCTGTCCGTCCCGCTGTTGCTGCGTGGCACATCCATACAATGAACAGCCGTGACCCGACCCGGCATCGTGATCCGGTGCTTTTCCCGAACGACGAATTCGTAATGCTCGAAAAACTGCTCGTAGCTGTCGCAGTTCGACAAGTCGCGCTCGTTGCTGCTGTAGTTGTACAGCCCGCCGAACGGCGGCGAGTAAATGGAAAGTCCGACACAACCGTCCGGCAGTCCGCGCATGACTTCGATGCAGTCGCCGTTATAGATGGCGAACCGCTCGGTCACGATCTGGTCATTCACAGCCACGCTGGCACCTCCTGAGTTTTCGTGTAATCGGCTGCTCGCCCGATGGCGATGGCCGCGTTCATCTCTGCGACGAGGTTGCCGAACATGCGGTCGGCCTGTTCGGCCTTGCGCTGGAGATTGCGCAGGATTCCGCGCTCGCCCTCGGTCGTCACGATGTCGACGTTTACCTCGCGCTTTTGACCGAACCGCCAGCATCGGCGCACGCCCTGGTAGTACTGCTCGAACGAATGCGAAGGGAAAAACGTCACATGGTTGCAATGCTGGAAATTCATTCCCCAGGCGCCGATCTTCGGCTTCGTGATCAGCACGCGGGCCTGCCCGTGAGCGAAGGCCATCATCCGAGCTTCTTTCGCGTCGTCGGCATCCTTGCCGCTCACCTGCACCGCGTCTGGAATCAGGCGCTCCAACAGATCGCCTTCCTCGTTCAAGTGGCACCAGACGAGCGCTGGTTGTCCGGTGCCGTTCACCAGCTCGGCGACCTTGCCGCAACGATCGGCAACCGTTTTGCGACGTTCGTCGCGCTGCTCCTTCAGTCCGACCGCTGGAAGAGCAAACAGCATTCCGTCGAGCGCTGCGTTAACGTCGACCAGGTGCTCGCGCTCGATTAGCGGCGGCAGAATGAACGCACGATCGTCGTACCCGAGGTCGGATGGCTTGCGAACTGCTCGCGCCCATGAGCAGACCCATCTCCAGAATGGCACCTCGGCGTGACCTTTGAATCGCCATTTGATTACCTCGCCACGCATCCGGCCTTGTGCGCTGTTATTGAGATCGTTTTTGAAAAACCGATTGAGCATGTCCATGTGGCCGAGATACCCGAGAGCCTCCGACGAGGTGCCAAGCTCGATGTAATCGTTCGGCGCAGCCGTTGCCGTTGCCAGCAATCTGTATGGCACCTTGCGCATGAACACGGTGATCTCTGCCCGCCGCCTCCCGTCGAACGACTTGAGAATCGACGACTCGTCGCAGACAACACCGGCAAAATCGGCCGGGTTGAAAAAATGCAACCGCTCGTAGTTCGTGACGGTGATACCAGGATGCGCGGTGCCGTCGCCGGATCGTGTCACACGCACGCCGAATTTCTCGGCCTCTTCGACGATCTGCGGAGACACGGCCAGCGCGGTCAGCAACAGCACACGACCTCCGGTATGGCGAACGACGTTTTCCGCCCATACCAGTTCCATAGGCGTTTTTCCAAGTCCGCAGTCCGCTAGGATCGCGGCGCGACCCTTGCGAACCGACCATTCGACAAGCTCTGATTGGAAGTCGAACAGAAAGTCGGGCATCCATACCGGCGGGAAGCCGCTGTCGGCGCCGGCCTGGGTCTTGACTGACAGAAAATCCTCGTAATTCACCGTCAACCTCTCCACGCGAGGATTGCGCCAAGCAGGATGCCGAGCGCGACCAGCGCGATTGCGTCCTTGACTCGCTCGTCGTGCCAGATCTGGCGCAGCAGCCAGTACACAAGCGGCTCGCGGCGCATGTAGGCGGGCCTCATGCCTCCGCCCCCCACGCACAGTCACGCTCGCGTTGCCACGTCAGTTCGGCCATGTCGAGCACATGCGAGAGCGCGGTTCCGGTGCGGCCGGGTGCTTGCAGGCTGTCGAGCAGCTCGGACAAGTCCGGCGTCTCGTACTCGCCGACGCACATGCTCACGCGCACGTCGATCCACTCGGCCGGCTCGTCGGGGTAGCAGTCCTCCGGCGGGCCGGAGATATACGCAGGCCGCGCTGGGTGGAACGCGCCGACCACGCGCCAGCGCTGGCCGAGCGATTCGAAGGTCACGTCAATGTGGCGTTTCACATCAGTCCTCCCAAAGTCAGCACGCGTGTCGCGCGAGAGCGTCGCGGTAAGCGTGGCGCTGCGCGAGCCGATCGGTCCGATCTGCATGATCGCGTCGCCGAACACCCGCGCGTTGCCGGACACCTGCGCGTCGCCGAACACCTGCGCGTCGCCGAACACCTGCGCGTCGCCGTACACCCACGCGTCGCCGGACACCCACGCGTTGCCGAACACCCGCGCGTCGCCGTACACCCACGCGTCGCCGAACACCTGCGCGTTGCCGAACACCTGCGCGTCGCCGGACACCTGCGCGTCGCCGAACACCTGCGCGTTGCCGAACACCCGCGCGTTGCCGAACACCCGCGCGTTGCCGAACACCTGCGCGTCGCCGGACACCTGCGCGTCGCCGGACACCCACGCGTCGCCGTCCTGGTCGAGGCTCTTCTCGCTCTGCACGTACCCGCCGAGATCGCCGGCGGCGACGTCGCCGAAGCTGATCAGGGCGCGGACGCGGAAGAGATCGACGCCGAAGGCGTGGATCTTGCTGTCGGCGATCAGATCGTACTTCCTGCGCTCCGGGCGGGCTGCGGTGGTGGTGTCGGTCATCTGGGCCTCCGTGCGTGAGTGCATGGAGGCGAGATTACCGAATGCGGAAACGTCTGTCAACCGAATTCGGTAATTCAGATGCCATAGGGGTTTCCCCTATCCCGAGAACGGAAAGAGGCGCTTTCGAGGATGACCTTCTTGATGTCCGGGCGGTGCATTCGCAAACGGTAGGACAAACCCGATACCGGATGTGGTTGACGCACGTTTCCTGATTCGGTAATGTATGGGACCATGATTACCTCAGCCGACATTATCCAGCGCATCCGCGCCATGTCCGAGGCGGAGCGGCGCACGGTCCATCTGGCGACCGGCGTTCCTGAGCCGACCCTTGCGAAGATCAAGTACGGCGTCACGAACGATCCGCGCAGCTCGACGATGGACGCGCTGCGTGAGTACTTCGCCAGTCTGCCGACTCCCGAACCCGCCGAGCGGGTCGCCTGACCCATGTCGTCCGCCGACGAGCAGGTCGCTGTGTTCTGGACGGCGCGCAAGAACCTGGAGGCGGTCGAGTAATGCCGCGACCGGTGCTGACGGCGCAGGAAATGCGCGAGTGGCTACTTGAAAACGTGCGGATTCAGGACGAGTGCCGCATATGGGCCGGCTCGGTGGACTCATGGGGTCAGCCGGTCGTCATGTGGGACGGCAAAACGTACAAGGCGCGTCGGCTGCTCGGCAGGCTGCTCGGCCTGCTGACGGATGAAGCGCATTTCGCCTGGACGGCTTGCAGTGACCGCCGGTGTCTTGCGCCTGAGCATCAGCGGTTCGGGTCGAAGAAGCAAATGTGTCTGACGATGAAGCGCCGGGGTGTCTACATATCCGGCGCGCACCGCTCGATGCTGTCCGCTCGCGGCCGAGCCAAGCAAGCAAAGCTGCCGATTACCGAGCGCCGGACGGTGTTGCGTCTGCTCGCAGAGGGACATACGCAGAAAGCCGTCGCCGAGAGGTACGGCGTGCATTTCTCTGCCGTTAGCAAGGCAATGAAGTCATGGGCGCGCGCGACTGGCGGCGCGGTTTAGATTGGGGATATTCAATGAGCGCACTGGTCCCGGCCACTGATGCGGCAATCGCGCGGCTCGACAAGGCGCGCGCGCTGCTCGCCGAGGCCAAGTCGATGATCGACGTAAAGCAAGTCGTCGACATGGCCGCTGCCGCCGAGGTGTATGCGAAGCGGCAGAAACTGAGCGACGAGGCCATCGGCTACGCACATTCGATCAAGATCGATGCGCTGACCCGGCTCGGCGAGATGCTGAAGGCGGGACCGAAGAATCCGGGCACTCGCACGGTCGGCGGCGGTAAAGGCGCAGGTGGTTCCATCGTGGAACCGCCTGCCGACGTTCCGACCCTCGCCGATCTCGGCATCGACAAGAAGGTGTCGATGGTGGCGCAGCAGCTTGCCAGCTTGCCGGACGACATGCGGCAGGCTGTGGCAAAGCGTGAAGCAACGATCAGCCAGGCGCGCAAGCAAGTATCCGAGAAGCGCCGCGCCGACGACCTGGCGCGACCGACCGAAACCGTCCTTCCGGCTGCACGCCGGAAGAATGGTGCCAGTTGCTTGTGAAGTTGCGGCAATGGCAGGCCCGGCGCGTTGACCGCGAGTTCGAGAAGGTGGCTTGATGAGCACGCGAATCATGGCGCTGTGCTGGTCGCTCAAGATGCCTCCGACGGCAAAGGCGGTGCTCGTTTCGATGGCCGACAACGCCAACGACGCCGGCCATTGCTGGCCGTCGATTGACTCGATTTGCGAGCGTACCTGCTTCGGCAGGACGGCCGTAATCGCGGCTATCAAGTGGCTCGAAGAAGCCGGATTCCTGATCGCAAATCGCTCGAATGGCCGACATACAACGTACATGGTAGTGCCTGCTAACCAGTCCGCCACGCGAACCGGTACGGCAGACGAACCAGTACGGCAGACGGACCTAACCAGTCCGCCTCGCGGACGGGACCAGTCCGCCAGGCGGACTCTAACCGTCAAGAACCGTCAAGAACCGTCAGGAGAGAGAGAGCGCGCTTCGCGCCTCCCCCCCGACTTTCCGGCTTCGGCAGAAATCGAGTTCTGCAAAGCCGAGCGGCCGGACCTGGACGCCGGCTTGCTGGCGGCGAAGTTCCGGGACTACTGGCTCGGCGTACCCGGTGCGAAGGGACGCAAGCTCGACTGGCCGGCGACGTGGCGCAATTTCGTCCGCAGCGAATTTTCCCGAGCACCGCCGGCAAGAGCCTCGCCGAGTCGTGCCGAACGACTGTCCGCAACCGTGGCCGCTTTGACCGGCCGCACACCGCAAGCCGAGGTTATCGATGTCACCGAAACCGCTTCCGTCCGCCTGGGTTGATCGGCTTTTCAGTCGGCTGGCGGCGTTCTACGGCAGCCAGAAGCTGGCGACGATGTGGGTCGATGCCGACATGGCCGAGGTCAAGGCGGCGTGGGCCGAGCAGCTCGGCCGTTTCGAGCCGGCGTCGATTGCCGGAGCGCTGCAGCGCCTGGTCGACGGTGGCAACCAGTGGCCGCCGACGCTGCCGGAGTTCGTCGAGTTGTGCCGGCAGTCGGCGGTCGGCAGGCAACAGGCGGGCATGGCGCTGCCGGCACCGGGTGGCGCGCGAACGGACACCGAAACGGCCAAGCGCAAGGTCGCCGAACTGCTGGACGGGTTGGCGCGGGTCAAGCGGATGCCGATCGAATGACCTGCGCCACCTGCCGCCACGCCAAGCGGCTCGGTCCCGTGCTCTGCTGCCTGCACCCGTCCGAGCCGCGGCGCGACATCGGGCCTCGAGCGGCGTCGGTGGTCTGGCGCAACCGCTGCGGCGGCAAGGGGTGGGCGAAGCAATGATCGACGACCAGATGATCCGCGACGGATTCGCCGTTATCGGCCTGCTGGCGGTGCTGTTTGCCATTGGCCGGGTGTTGTTGTGGCGCAGTAGGTCGAAATGAGCGTCCTAGCACTCGATCTCGGCACCCGTACCGGATGGGCCATGCTGGTCGGCTCGCAAGTCGCGCACGGCTACGCAGACTTCCGGTCGGGCCGCTATGAAGGAGGTGGGATGCGCTACCTGCGGTTTCGGCGGTGGCTGGACGAGCTGGCGCAGGACGTGACGGAGGTCCACTTCGAGGAAGTCCGCCGGCACGCCGGGACGGACGCGGCGCACGTCTACGGGGGGCTGCTCGGAACGCTCACGGCGTGGTGCGAGGAACGGTCGATCCCCTACTCGGGCGTGCCGGTCGGGTCGATCAAGAAAGCCGCGACCGGCAAGGGCAATGCCGACAAGGCAGCAATGATCGCCGCCGCCAACGCACGTGGCTATCCAGTGACCGACGACAACGAAGCCGATGCTTTGGCGCTTCTTCACATGGTGATCGAGATCGATAGTTTGCGGGCCGAACTTGCGCGCCGAGGTGCCGAATGATCGTCCTACTGCCCGACTCGTTCGACTACTACCGCACGTCCGAGCCGCTCTACATGAGCGGCAGCGGGCATTCGGTCAGCGGCGACACGGACGACGAAGACCCGGCCGAGAAGGTGCGCCGGATCGCCGAGGAAGTCACGGGGCAGACCTTCGATCGGCCCAAGCGCCGCATGGGGTTCCTGTGACTGCCGACGAACTGCACGCCGCAGTAGACGAAACCGATACGCGCGGGCTGACAGGATTTGTCCTGCTCACGTTCCACGAGCCGGACGGAATGCGCGTCGGCGCATCGGTAGATGACATGGAAACGGTGGCACTGGCACTGCGGCAGGCGTTGCTCGTAGTGGAGTCGGCGCAACGCGGGGCGATGAATTGACCGTAGGAGACGAGATTGATAGCAACTTGGCTCGACGAGGAATTGCGCAATTGGGCGCGGTGGTGCCGCTCGGGTCCGTGGCCGCACCCGATTCCACCGGATCACGCGGCATCCGCCGAGGGTCACTACATCGCGCCGAGCGACCTGGGCGAGCCGGAAGAGCCGCGGCCACCCAAGCCGAACCGCGAGCGCGCTGAGATCGTGCATCGCGTGTACATGGACCTGCTCACGACACGCGAGCGATGGACGTTGGTCTATCGCTACGTGAAGCCGACCGCAGAGCGCATCGTCTTGCGCCGGCTGAGGATCACGGCGAGGGATTACGACGTGGCGCTGATGGCGGCGGCGCGGTGCGTGGGTGAGGCGTTTCGGGAGGCGAGAGATTCAGTACGCGCGTGAAACCATAGACCTGCTCGCCGCCTTCCCGGGCCGCGAATGGCGCATGGCCGAGATCGTCAACCACGTCGCCCGAGGACGGCCGTCAAGCAAGCAGCAGCGGGAACGCTACAGGAAGGGCGTGCGCCGCGTGCTGGAGGCGCTGATCGAGGCGAAGTGCGTGCAGTACAAGCCGGGGCGCGCGAACCGATCGCCGATCCTGTACAGGTGGGCGCAAGTGGGACATGAAGAAGCTGAAAAGCAGGACGCATTGCGGGACAATTGAGCCGGGCAAGTTGCCTTCATCGGCATCATGCCCCGGCAAGTCCCCTGTCGAGCATCACGCTCGTTTCGCCCGCCGCAGTGCGGGCTTTTTCATGCCCCGCCCCTCCACCTACACGCCGGAACTAGCGGACCTGATCTGCGCGATTCATGGAAACTGATCCAAAACAAGGAACCGATAGGCCGCAACGTCTTGCCCCGAACGGGGGCAAGGGGCGCCCGCCGGGTATCCCGAACAAGATCAATCGTGCGTTCAAGACTGCCGTCCTCGAAGTGTTCGAGCGCAACGGCGGGGCCGATTGGATGGCGACGTGGGCGCAATCGAACGAAACCGAGTTCTTCAAGATTGCCGCCCGGTTGATACCGACCGAGTTGGCCGGAACCGTGGAGCACAAACACACCCTTGCCGATGTCCTCGGAAGCCTTAGCGCCCGCGCAACAAACGATCCTCCGGTGGCGTGAGGGCGGGCCGGCGCTCTTTGCCGAGGAAGTCTTAGGGGCAAAGCCGACCGATCAGCAGTGGGAAGCCAGTCGGGCGGTTGTCTCGCGCCGAAGGGTGTCGATCCGCTCGGGCCACGGTACGGGCAAGTCGGCGTTCATGGCCTGGTGCGTGCTGTGGTTCATGGCGTGCTACTTCCCCTGCAAGGTGCCGTGTACGGCTCCAACGGGGCATCAACTGTCCGACATCCTGTGGGCAGAGATTGCCAAGTGGCACCGGGCGATGAAAGAGCGCGTCCCGGAGTTGGCGGCAGAGTTTGGATGGGGTTCGGAGCGGTACTCGATGCTCACGCACCCGCAAGAGTCGTTCGCGGTTGCCAGAACGAGCCGCCCGGAGAACCCGGAAGCGTTACAGGGCTTTCACAGCGAAAACATCCTGTTCCTGATCGACGAAGCCTCTGGTGTCCCGGAGGTCGTCTTTCGGGTCGCCGAGGGCGCGTTGTCGACGGATGGCGCATTCGTCGTCATGGCGGCGAACCCAACAAGGGAAGAAGGCTATTTCTACGACTCGCATCACAAGATGCGGGATCGGTGGGCCGCGCTGCATTGGGATGGTGAAGCGTCGCCGATGGTCAGTCGTCAGTACATCGACGACATGCGGGCGAAGTACGGCACGGACAGCCCGATCTATCAGGTTCGGGTGAAGGGCAACTTCGTCACCGCAATAGACGGGGTGATCCCGTTGTCGCTGTGCATCGCGGCACAGGAGCGCAACGTAGCAAGGACGCCAGGTGCCGAGATTCGGTGGGGCGTTGACGTTGCAAGGTTCGGGGACGATTCGACTGCGCTGGCAAAGCGGGCCGGCAACGTGCAGATCGAGCCGACGAAGGAATGGTTCGGCAAGGATCTGATGCAGACGGTCGGGCTGCTCAAGATGGAATACGACGCGGCGCGTGAGAAGCCAGCTGCGATCATGGTCGATGTGATCGGGATCGGTGCCGGTGTGGTGGATCGAGGCAAGGAAATCGGCCTGCCGGTGGTCGGCGTGAACGTCGCCGAGTCGGCTTCTGCCGATGAGCGATACGGCCGGCTTCGGGACGAACTGTGGTTTCTCAGCAAGGAATGGCTGGAACGCCGGGATTGCAAGCTCGCCGACGATGACGCGCTGATAGGTGAACTGACGACGCCGAAGTATCAGATCCTCTCGAACGGAAAGATCAAGGTCGAGGGGAAGGACGAGATGAAAAAGCGCGGCGTGTCCAGTCCTAACCGGGCGGATGCGTGGAACTTGACGTTTGCGCGGGTCGGCTTCGCATCGCAGTGGAAGCCGATCAAGTACGACAATCGAGGAATCATTTGATGGCTCGCATGACCGATGACGAACTTCTGGCGCTGATCGAAGCGCGAGAGGGCGAGTCGTATGGGTATGGCGACGGCGAGCTATCGGAGAAGCGCGCCGAGGCGATTGCGCGATTCCTGGGCGAACCCTACGGGGACGAACGCGAAGGCCGCTCGCAAGTGGTCGCAACAGACTTGCGGGATACGGTGCTGTGGGCCATGCCGCAACTACTGCGGGTGTTCCTCGGCGGCGATGAGTTGGTGCGCTTCGATCCTCGCGGCCCGGAGGACGAGCAGCAGGCGAAGCTGGAAACCGAGTACATCAACTGGCTGGCGCTGGAGCGCAACGACGCCTTTCAGCACTTTTGCGTCATCGTGCAGGACGCTTTACTGCTTGGTACGGGCTACGCGAAAGTCTGGTGGGATTCGAGCGAGGACATCCAGACCGAGACGTACTACGGCAAGACGGACGACGAAATCGGAATGCTGGTCAACGATCCCGATATTGAGGTCGTCGAGCACAGCGCGTACCCCGATCCGGCGGGCGGCGGCGGGATGTACATGGACCCAATGGCCGGTCCTGTGGAACTTCCGGCGCCGACGCTGCACGACGTAAAGGTCAAGCGCCGCTACGCCGAGGAAATGGCGAAGTACGCCGCTGTTCCTCCCGAGGAATTGCTGGTCCACAAGACGGTAAGGACCGGCTCGGTGCAGGACGCGGCATTCGTCGAACATCGGCGGATGGTCACGCTCTCCGAACTGCGGGAGATGGGTTACGACATCGCCGACGACGATTTCAGCGCCGACGATTGGATCGACAGCGCGGAGGAAGAAGCGCGCAATCGGTACGAGGACGAACACAGCGAGGCAATCGACGCCGACCCGTCCATGCGCCGCGTGCTGTACCGCGAATGCTACCTGCGGGTCGACATCGACCGAGACGGCATTGCCGAACTGCGCAAGGTCTGCATTGCGAACAAGAAGGTTCTGCACAACGACGAGGCGGACTGTGTTCCGTTTGCCGCCTTCTCGCCGATCCTGTTCGGGCATCGGCATCACGGGCTGAGTTTCTACGACTTGCTGGCCGAGATTACGGCGATCAAGACGGCGCTCCTTCGTGGGATGTTGGATAGCCAGTACCTCTCGGTTCAACCCCGGACGGCGGTCGATGTCAACCGGGTGAATCTGGACGACATGCTGGTGTCGCGGCCCGGTGGGGTTGTCCGGGTGCAGGGCGATCCTGCGAGCGCCACGATGCCGCTTGTTACGCCTGACGTGGGCAAGACGGCGCTGTCGGGCATTCAGTACATCGACGCATGGAAGCAAGACGCTTCCGGCATCAACCCGTACTTTCAGGGCGGGGCGATGCTCGATAGTCAGGCGTTGAACAAGACCGCATCGGGTGTCTCGCAGCTAATCACGCAGGCGCAGAGCCGGATCGAGGCAATCGCCAGGTCGCTCTCCGACGGCGTGCGCGACCTGTTCCTGCTGCTGCACCAGATCACGCTCAAGAATGCGACGAAGGCAGAGAAAGTCCGGCTTTCTAACGAGTGGGTTCCGATCGACCCTCGGGAGTGGGTGCGCCGGTCGAATCTGAGCGTGCAAGTCGCTTTGGGTGCTGGCTCGAAAGAGATGCAGACGCAGCAGTTGCAACAACTCATGGCGATGCAGATGCAGTTGCTCCCGGTTGGCATGGTCAAGCCGGAAAACCTCTACAACACGGCGTCCCGTTTGACGCAGGCGATGGGCTTTCGGTCACCGGAAGAATTCTGGACCGACCCGAGCAAGCAGCCGCCGCAGCCGCCTCCGCCGAATCCGCAGATCGAGGCCGAGAAGATCAAGGCGCAGGCTCAGATGCAGGTTAAGCAGATCGAGATGCAGGCGGAAGCGGCCGACGATCAAAGGCAGTTCCAGATCGAGCAGCAGCGTTTGCAGGCCGAGATGCAGGCCGAGCAGTTCAAGACGGAAATGCAGGCGCAGATCGAGCGGTACAAGGCGGAACTGGACGCGCAATTAGAGCGCGAGAAGGCGGAAATGCAGCGCGAGACGCAGCTACAGATCGCCAGAATGAACGCGTACACACAGCGGCAGGCCGGAAAGTCCGGGCCAACCACGGTAAAGCGCAATGTTCGATCCAACTAAGCCCATTGAAGGCGAACAAGACCTGTTCGAGGAAGTCGCCGCAGCGCAGGCAATCATGGACGGGATCAACGACCTGATCGCGTTGCAAAAGCAGCAGATTCAGTTGTTGGCCGCACTTGCGCAGCAGTTGACGCGGCCGAAGCGGATCGTTCGCGATTCGTCGGGTCGCGCACTGGGCGTTGAAACCGTTACGGACTGATTTTTTAGTTTCTGGAGCAAGACAATGGCACAAGGCGACGTAACCTGGTTCGACGCGGGGCTCTTGAAGATCGGCAACAAGACGATCGACATGAGCGGAGACATCCGCCTCGGGCTGATCGACAGCAACACGACCCCGACGGCGGCGACCGCCGACCCGTGTTGGGGGGCTGGCGGCACGACGAATTTCTCGACCGACGAGGTGGACACCGCAACAGCGTATCCCGGCCCGGTCGATCTGGACAGCGTGTCTTGGACGCTTTCGGGCGGCAAGGCGGTGTTCGATGCGACCGACGTGAGCATCGCGCAGGACGCGGGCGGGTTCACCGACGCGCGGTGGGGCATCTTGTACGACAACGCGGCGGCGAACAAAGACTGCGTGGCGTTCGTCGACCTCGGCAGCGCGCGGTCGATCGTCACGGGGCCGCTGAATCTGACGTGGAACGCCGACGGCATCCTGACGCTCGATCAGGCGTAACCACTTTATCGCGGATCGCTGAGACTCATGGCCGATCGCATCATCCAGCCGCTGCCGCCGGAGATCTGGCTGCCGGTATCGGGGGCCAGTTATGGCCAGGACGCTCAAACCCGCTCCTTCCTCGCGTTCCCCGCGTCAACTGCTGCGGAGTTGCGTACACCGGCTCTGCACGTCCCGCCGGATCTTGCGACGCCGCTCAAGGCCCGGATCACGTTCAGAATGGCATCGGCTACGAGTGGCAATATCAACCTGTCGGTTGCGCTCGAAGCCATCGCCGACGCCGACAACTTCGATACGGACGCGGGGTCGAGCTTCGACACGGCCAACGCGAGCGGGGCGATCAGCGTGCCGGCGACTACCGCCGGCCGGACGAAGACCTTCGACATTACCTTGACGAACAACGACGGCATCGCGCCGGGCGAGATGTACCGCCTCGCGCTCACGCGACCGAGCGAGTCGAACATCCTGCACATCCTCGCGATGTCGCTGATTGACGACGGGGGTTGAGCGGTGGCCATTCGGCTCACCAAGGCGTCGTCGCAGTATGTGCGACGGACGGGCACGGTCGTCGACTATAACCAGCCCTACTCGCTGCTGGCCTCGATCCTGGTCGTCGCGGATTACAACGATTACAGCAATATTTTCTGTATCGGGGATGCCGGCACCGGCTATTTCGATTTTCTTGAGATCTATTCGGATGGCGTTACTCCGAGGATCGGTAGGGTCGCCAACTGGTCCGCGTCCACTGTTTTAGGGGACGCCCTCACACCGGGTGCTTGGTATGACATCGCGCTGGTCCGGGCGTCCTCGACCGACCTGCGCATGTTCCTCAATGGGGCACAGACGGGCGGGGTAGACACGAACACAACACAGGGACGCGTTGCATCCAACTACATCGACATTGGACTCTTTGGGAAGGCGTACGACTACGCCGGCATACGCGTTGCCAACGTCCAGTTCTTTCAGCGTGCCCTCACCCCTATCGAGTTATCGGCTCAGCATCGCCGACTGCGCCCAGTCTCTCGCGATGCGCTGTGGGCGTGGTATCCGATGGTGCACGGCACCCTCGCAGGATCGCTGCTCGATCACAGTGGCAACGGCCGGCATCTGACTGCCGGCGGGACGCCCACGATTGAGGACGGTCCGCCGGTCTGCTGGGGCGTCTCGGCCGGAATCCTGGTACCAGTCCATGCCGCTGGCGAGCCGGTCGAGATCGAATGCGCGACCGGTGCCGCGGTTGGCGCAGGCGTCACCGCGTCGGTATCTTCGCCGATTACGATCGCGTGCAACGTCGGCCATTCGATCGCGGCCGGTCTTGCTGCCGCCATCACGCAGCCGACGACGATCGCCTGCGGCGCGGGTCAGGCTGTTGCGGCAGGTCTTACCGCCAGCGTATCGAACGCCACGACGATTCAGGCCGGCATCGGAGCGGCAGTTGCATCGGGGCTGACGGCAGGGATCGCATCGCCGGTCACGATCGCATGCGCCGTCGGGCAGGCCGAAGCGTCCGGGCTACAGGCGTCGATCTCCGCTGGTGTAGTCATCGACTGCGCTACAGGCGCGGCGACGGCGGCGGGGTTGCAGGCCGGCGTATCGAGCCCCGTCACCATAGCCTGCGAGACCGGAGCCGCGGCAGCCGCCGGATTGCAGGCTGCGGTTTCGTCGGACGCCGCGATTCTGGCGCAGGCCGGGCGCGCGGTAGCCGCTGGATTGCCGGCGACGGTATCGAGCCCGGTGACGATCGCCGCAGGGGTCGGTCACGCAGAGGCGGCGGGACTACCGGCATCGGTCACGAGCGGCGCGATTGTGCTGGCCGACGTAGGCCGCGCCGTCGCCGCAGGGTTGCCGGCGACGATCGAGACGGTCGTATCGCTGTCGGGATGGCAGAAACCGGCGGGTAAGGCGCGGAAGTATCGCCGGGTCATTCTCGGCGATCGGCTCTATGAAGTGCTGGAACGCGACATTCCGGCGTTGCTCGAAGCCGAATTACTCGACCGTGCGCCGCCGACCACGGCAGAGGTTATCGAAGGACCGAAACCGCGCCGCAAACGGGCCAGAAAGGCGCCACAGCCGGTCAAGACGGTCGCCGAGGTACGGGAGGCCGTCCAGCAGATCAAGGCGCGCATAGAGCCGGATAACGCATGGCTCGCGCAGGCGTTGGAAACCGTAGCGTTCCGGGTATTGGAGCGGCTACAAGACGAGGAAGATTCACTGATGTTGCTGCTGGCTGCATGAGATGACGCCCGAGGAAATCATCGAACACGCCCGCCTGGTGCGGGTGTTTCTCGAATCGGACGAATTCAAGGCTGCATGGGAATCGGTCGAAGGCGCATTGCTGCGTGAGTTCCGCGAAGCATCGGAACCCGAGCAGGCCCTAGCGGTTCACGAGCAGATGAAGGCCATGCAACGGCTGATGCGCCGCTGGAATGCAACCCAGACGGACGCAGCCATTGCGAGGAAGGAGAAAGAGGACCGCGACCGACCAAGACGCGGACTGTTTCGTTGACGAGCCGCCACCGAGCGGCTTTTTTTTTGAAGGTAATCCATGCCTGACCAAGACTCGCCAGCGAGCGAAACCGACATCGTTTCTCGTCTAATGGAACTGGAGCAGGACGCTCCTGACGAGGACGAACCGCAAGACGACGAACCTGCACCGCAGGAAGAGGTCGAGGACACCGAGCCTGTTGCGGAAGAGGACGAAGAGGAAGCCGAGGCGGAAGAAGAAGCCGAAGCCGAACCGGAAGCCGAAGAGTTTGAATTGCAGTACAACGGCGCGACCGAACGTGTGCCGAAGGATCGTGCGAAGGCACTCGCGCAGCAGGGGCTGTACTACGAGCGCAATCAGGCGCAAGTCGATCAGCACTGGAAGCAGGCGCAGGAAGCGTCGCAGTTCGTTGCGCAGCAGTTGCAGACGGTTCCCGAGTTGCAGGAAGCCGCCGCTTTGGTATCCATGTACCAGAAAGCGGTCGAATCCATCGACATCGCGGACATGCAAAAGCTGGCTACGGAAGATCCGGCGCAATACCTTGCCAATCTCGCCGAGTACAACACGCTTAACCGGCGTTTGACCGAGGCGCAAGCGAAGCACCAGGCCACCGCGCAGCAATTCGCTCAATCGCAGCAGCAGTTCCAGTCCGAGGCGTTGAAACGTGAGCGCGAAGCTCTGTTCAAGGCGATCCCGGATTGGCGTGACGACTCCAAGTTCAAGCAAGCCCGAGGCCGAATCCTCTCCTACATGGCAGAGCGCGGTTTCAGCGAGCAGGAAGTCGGCAGTATCATGGATCACAGGGCGCTGTTGGTGGCGTATGACGCGGCGCGTTTTCGTGAGAGTCAAAAGGCGTTGAAGGCATCGGCGAAGTCCCTCGGCACGAAGCCGAAGGTAGCGAAACCGGGTGCATCGACTACGCCGGCTCAGGCGAATGACGAGCAGACGAAACAGCTACGGCAGCAATTGAAGAAAACCGGAAAGATCGACGACGCGGCTCGACTGTTCGAGCGATTCGTCTAAGGAGTTTTGAAATGGCTATTGCCAAAAACCATACATACACGGGTAACAAAATCCGTGAGGACTTCCACGATGTCATCTATGACATCAGCCCGACGGACACGCCGCTGCTCACGATGGCGAAGCGCCTTAAGGCGAAGAACACGCTGCACCAGTGGACCTACGACAAACTGGCTTCGCCGGCTACCAATGCCAATCTGGAAGGCAACGACTTCTCGGTGACGGCGCGTGCGCAGCCGACGACACTCGGGAACTACTGCCAGATTCTCGTCAAGACGGCGAGTGTGTCGGGCACCTTCGAGGCGGTCGACAAAGTGGGCCGCAAGTCGGAGATGGCCCGCCAAGTCGCACGCATGTCGAA